TGGAGCATCCTCCAACAGCTACGTGACGCTGGCGGCTGCCAACAGCTATTTCGAAACGGTCCCTGACTCCACCACCTGGACCAACAAAACCGACGACCAAAAGAACCGCGCCCTAATTTCCGCCACACGCTGGATCGACAGCCTCAACTTTTACGGCGACCGCTGCGACGAAGGCCAAGCCCTCAAATGGCCCCGCAACAACTACGACGTCGACGGCGTGGAGCTTGAATGCTCCCTCATCCCCAACGACATCAAGTACGCCACTTACGAGCTAGCCCGCGCTTTGGCCAACGACACCGGCGCCATCACCGACAGCACTGGCACCACCGGCCTCTACGACGAAGTCCAGCTCGGCGACCTCCGCGTCAAATACAACAAAACCAGCCAAGCCGTCGGCACCATCAACAACGTCTTCGACGTCTACCCCTGGCTCCAGTCCTATCTCGGCGCCTACTGCCTAGGCGGCTCGGGCACCTACCAGTTCCGCATCTTCCGAGGCTGACATGGCTGGAGCACTCGACACCCTTTTCAAAAGCGTCGCCAAGGACATCGTCGCCGAACTTGGCACCGCCCTCGACACCACCATCACCTACACCCGCAAAGTAACCCCCAGCTACGACGTCGACACTGGCGCCCTAACCACCACCAACACGACCTACTCCAGCATCAAAGTTCCAGTCGAGTTTGTTGTCTCCGAAGAAGAGGAAGGGCGCGAACAACGCCAAGCCAAGATCTACATAACTCCCGATCTGATCGGCAGCAACCAACCAACTCTCCAGGACGAAGTCATCCTTTCCTACGCTGGATCTAACCGCACCGCCCAAATCACCGACATCCGCACCTATCGCGGCGGCCAAACCTACATCTTCATCCTGCTGGTGCGCTTCTAATGGCCAACCGCAGCTACAAGAACATAAAGTCCGACATACGCGCTCAACTCACAGCAGACTTCAACGCCCTCATACAAATTGCCCTCGAAGAACTAACACGACCAGAAGTTAGTCCCGTTCTTACAGGTTTCTTTGCCTCCAGCTGGAAAGCCTCGACTACCCGTGTCCGTACCCGAGACGAACGTGAAAACTTTTCCCCGTGGGACAAAATTAAAACAGTATCTATGCCAAGTGGCTATGTGATTCTTGCTGCAGGCGAACAACCAATAATCCAGCCAAGACACGCGGTTTCCCAGTTCAAACTGGGACAAGCTGTGTTTATCGGAAACACAGTGAAGTACGCGGCAGACGCTCTGGCTTCTCCTAAAAACAAGATTCCTGAATTTGTACAAGGCGAAATGAACGATCTTGTGAAGTCGGTTTTCTCCGACAAAAATCGCCCGCGAATTCGAGTTGCAGCTCAACAAGGCGAAGGTGGCCGCAACCTCTTCAACTTGTTTGGTCCATCTCAGAAGTATGTTTCATACGAAGTCCCGGGTGAAGAGCCATGAGCCTCGTCAATGTTCGTGCCGCCTTTGAAAAAGCGGTCAAAACTGCCGTAAACGCCGCTGACAACACCGTCGTCCTGATCTACGACAACACACCCTTCACCACCCCCGGCAAAACCACCAAATACGTCTCCATCTCAGTCAACTTCAACCGCTCCACCCTTCAAAACATGGGCGGCGCCAGCGATTTCTACAGCGGCGTCATCTCCTGCCGCATCTACGTCCCCAAGGCAGCTGGAACTTCCGTCCTATCCGCTATCGGCGAAGCCGTTATCGACGGTCTTACCTCCGTCAACGCCTCCGGCTACACCGATTCCTACAGCTGCGACCCCCGTGTCCTAGACATCACAGGGCCCATTCCACTGGAAGTTGAAGACCGCTCGCATTTTATCGGGCTGATCTCTTGCCAGTTCACGGCAAACGCCTAGTGTATTATTGAACAAACCGTCGAGTTCCAATGCGAGCCGCCGAACTGCTCCGTAACAAATTCGGAGTCAGCCAGCTCTACAAGCACGAAGTCAAAATCGAAGGCGAGGTTGTACTAGAGGTGTACTGGCACCCTTTGACCATTGCTGAGCGGGAATCCATCAGCAAAAAGAGTGACTCCGAGGATGCCAACGAGTTCGCCCTCAATCTGATGATTGAAAAAGCCCTCGACAAAGACGGCAAACGCCTTTTTGCCGATGGCGACCGCGCCACCCTCCGCCGCGAGGTCGAGGCCAGCATTCTCCAGGAAATCCAACTCGCCATGCTGACCTCCGGCACCGAGTCCAAGGTGGAGGAAGCGAAAGCCGCCCTGAAAAGCTAACAACGACTGGTTCTTCATCTACTTCCTCGCCAAAGAGCTGGGTCAGACCGTGACCCAGCTCACGCAGGTTATTACACAAGAGGAGCTACTCGGCTGGGCCGCTTTCTTTGAACTGCGCAACGAGCAGGAGGAAAAGGCTATGCAGCGCTCCAGAATGCAGTCCCGCGTCAACACGATGTAGTCGCAGTAAGCTGGAACGTAAGACTTCCGCCGTACCCCAGTGGCTGAATATAACGTCGATATTCAGGTAAAAGCCTCTACTGGGCAGGCAGAAAGGGATATTACGCGCCTAGTAGGAAAAATAAAACAAATTGAAAACATTGAATTAGTCCCCAAAACTACATCCACTGTTATTAAAAAAGCGGCTGAAGATGTAAACGGTCTCAGTAAAAGTTACAATCGTCTAAAAGCTACTTTAGGAGCAGGAGGTGTAGCAGGCGCTATTAGCCTGTTGTCACGAGGAGTCGGTGACCTAGGAAGTAAGTTAGCGGAAATTCCCGTAGGCCTAGGTCTTGGATCTCTACGAGACTTTGGAGAGCAGGCGGTTCAAGCCACTTCTGGTGTAAATCACCTTACTACTTCTATTGCCTCATTAGCCGGTAATGCACCACTAACGACTGCGGCTCTCGGTGCGCTTGGAGTAGCTGCATATGTATTTAGCGATCAAATAGGTGCGGCAACCGCTAAAACAGGTCAGTTTTTTAGAGAACTGCAAAACTTAGTTGCAGCTGGCGTTATTCGTGAATTGAATGAAGATATACAACTTACTAATAAAGGTTTTATTGAGTTAGCAAAAGGAGAAGGTTTAACAGGACTTAAACAGCTACTGCGCGACGCTCAGCAAGAATCTAATAAGTTGATGTCCTCAGATGAGGCTTACAGGGATTCTGTAATACTGACTCTTGATGTTCAAAAAGCAATAAATGAAGAGATGTCGCGCAGACGTCTTATTTACAGCAATCTTACATCGGATGAACGTGCTTTAAGAACTCAAATCGAGCAAAATCTTCGTGCAAGTAAGGCCGGAAGACAGGCAAGCGGTTTTGCGGAATTTAGTCAAGCCGCTGGAGCGCAAACTGCTATTGACAAGTCTGTCAGACGTCAACAAGACCGTCTGGCAAAGAGACTACGAGGGTTTGAATTTGAACTGCCCCAGTTGGCTTTGCCTGCTTTTGAAGAACGTGGATTTAAGGTACTTGTAGATAGTTACGACACAGCGTTAGGAAAAGCTCAGCAGCTTTCTAGCGCAACAACTACAGCAGCTAATGTTTCCGCTGCTTTAGCCGACAATAATACACGTGGAGCACGTTTTATACAAAAGAGTGCAGAGTATGCTGAACTACTAGGAGCGTACTACAAAAAAGATGCACTACCTGCTGCCAAGGAAACTAATAAACAGGTTTCTGCTACAGAAAAACTGTATAAAAATACCTTAGATATAACCTATCCGCAAATAGAAGCACAACGTCAACTTTTAGATCTAGAGAATAAACAGACTGCAGCAGCTAAACGAACCAATGCTGCACAAAAAGAGCGCGGCAAACTACTGGAGAATCTTGCCCTTGGCGCGGGCTTCCCTCTGTTGTTTGGAGGTGGGATAGGTGCTATCGGCGGCGGTTTAGCTGGCTCTTTCGTTGGGCAAGGTTTTGGTGGGCAGATTATCGGTAGTGCCGTAGGTCAAATTTTTGATCGCGCAATTCAAGCAGTAGGGGCACTAGGGCAAGCTCTTGTTCCAGCGACTGCGGATATTGGCGCATTAACTAAGGCCACAGGTCTGGTGGGCAGCGAAACAGAGGCTCTAATTAAAAGTTTCGACTCTGCCGATAGTTCGGCAACTGCGTTGGACGCAGCGACACGTCAAATGGCTTTGATCGTGGGTAATCAAGGAGTTAAGGCCTTAATTGAATTTGGAAGTGAAACACAGCAACTTGCAAATCAGTGGAACATATTGATGACTCAAATGGGAGCAGGCCTTTCTACTCTCTTGACAGGGCCAGTTGGTGAACTTGTAAAGATGGTAGAGCGCACCGCTGCGGTCGGTGTAGCCAGAACGTCAGAAGACCCCGTACTCAAGAACCTATACAGACAACTGAGTGCGGCACCATCGCCCATTGTTCTTGGCCCCGGATCCACCGTCGATTTTGGGGAAGGTAAGCGTTTAGAACTTGAGGATGCAATCCTCAAACGAGTACAACAATTAAGAGATGAAGAAGAAGCAAGACTTAAAGGCTTGGAACGTATAAATGCTACTCGGCGTACTGAGCTAGACATTTTAGATATACAAATTGCATTAGCGGGTACATCAGGAAAACTAGAAGATAATAACGTCTATACACTTCAGCAAAAACTAATTTATAGAAAATTTGATATTGAATATCAGAATGCTGTTAATAAAGGTCTGTCTAAAGAGTTAGTTCTTCGTCAGCTCACCTTAGACTTAGCTGTATTGAAGCAACAAAGAGAAGAAGCTATAGCTCAAGCACAAGAACGGGCCGCAAGAGAAGCGGAGCGTCAGCAAAAAGAGCAAGAACGCCTTGTCGAAAAAATGAATGCGCAATATCTTGCAAGCAGACAATCACATGAGCTTGCCAAACGAGATCTTGCTATTGCTCAATCAGACATTGGATTTAGTCGAATTAAAGCCGAGTACGACAAAGAACGTGCTGTCCGTATGGACGATTACCGCAAAAAGTACAGTGAAGCACTAAGCGAGCAAGAACAAGAAGAGCTTGTAGCTACTCAACTATTGCAATCAGAAACTGCACGCCTTGAATACCTAAAAGCCCAGAATGCAGAATTTTACAGGCAGGTAGAACTAGCCACTTCTATCGACGACAGAACTAGAAGCATTGTAAGTAATTTAGGATCCTTGTTCACCTTAGACTTGGATCTCAGTGGATTACTGTCAACAGATACTGTTGCTTCTGAGCTCGAAAAGGTACGGGGAGAGCTCGAAAAACTTATTAGCCCCGCAAATCAGGCGGCTAGGGCAGCCGAAAATATAGGCAATGCTTTTTCTACCTCTTTTACTGACACTATAAATGGTTCTATGTCCGCACAAGAAGCTCTTGCTAACTTCTTCAAAAATACAGCAAATGCGTTCTTAGATATGGCGGCGCAGATGATCGCTAAGTACATCCAGATGCAAATACTCGGTCTTGCTGCAAGCTTCTTCCCAGGCGGAGGACTCTTCAAAGGAGCTGGACCCTATCAATTTGGAGGCGGAAACACTGGTATCAGTGGATTCGGCTTCGGCACAAACATACTTACGGGTAAAGCCAATGGTGGTCCGGTCTCTGCCGGAACGCCCTACCTCGTCGGCGAGCGCGGCCCCGAGTTGTTCATGCCCCGCACCAGCGGCAGCATCTACCCCAACGATGCGATGGGCGTGGGCGGCTCGAACATCGCGGTTAATGTGGATGCAACTGGCACCAACGTCCAAGGCAACTCGGACGACTCCAAGCGTCTCGGTGAAGCCATCGGCGTCGCCATCCGCCAAGAGCTGATCAAACAGAAGCGTCCCGGAGGTCTCCTCTCCTAATGGCTACCTTCCCTTCTATCACTCCGACCTACGGCGCCCAAAAGACCAGCCGCCCCAAGGTCCGCACGGTGCAATTCGGCGACGGCTACGAGCAACGCCTGATGTACGGCATCCCTTCGCACATGAATCCGAAGGAGTGGAACCTGACCTGGGAAGTCTCCGAGACCGACGCCGACACCATCGAAACCTTCCTCAACGCCCGCGCCGAGGACGCCGCCAGCTTCGACTGGACCCCCCTCGACGAAGCCACCGCCTACAAGTGGGTCTGCCCCGAGTGGAGCAAAACCCTCCCCTATAAAAACCGCGCCACGATCAGCGCCACCTTCCGCCAGGTCTTCGAGCCCTAATGGCAGTCCCAACCTCAGAACTCCAGAAGGTCAACCCCAGCAGCATCATCGAGCTGTTCGAGCTGGAACTATTCGCCAATATCCACGGCACTGCCTTTACCTATCGCTTCCACGCTGGAACCAACGCGCTAACAACCAACGGCAACATTGTCTGGGCAACAAATACCTATTCGGCTCTGCCCATCGAAGTCGAAGGGTTTGAGTACAACGCCGAAAGCGGCAGCCTGCCCAGACCCACAATCCGCGTCTCAAACTTGCTTGGCAGCATTACGGCGATTCTGTTGAACGTCAACGAAACCACGCCCGGCAATGATCTCACTGGCGCCAAGCTGACCCGCATCCG